TTATTTTGGAGTCGGATAACCACGTGCGTCTTCCATAAAGGTATGGTTCCGCATGTGTTTCTCATAAGACTCCTTGATGATGCTCAAGGCGATATCTACCTCGCCGTTGGTCATCCCATTACTTTCAATAATACTTTCATATTCTTGGTGAACCTTAAAAATACGATTGAACTGCTCGCGAGTCACCGGCTTGCTTTCATCAATCACCAATGAAGCAAAGCTAATGATAGCGTTGCGTTTGCTGTCTATTAGGATGGACAGAGTATCGCTATTATTCTTATCTAATTTTACTCCAAGTTCACTTATGCTCTTGTCGTATTGCTCCAGCTTCGAATTGACAAGGCGCATCCATTCATCGCGCATCCGTATGTTATCTGTACTGTAATGCTGGTTCAAATCATCAAGAGTAAGCTGGACTTGGTCAATGGTCTTCTCCATCTTCTGCAATAACATCCGTTCTTTCTTCCTTCGAGCAAAGACCTTACGGATTTTTGCAAACTCAGGAACGACCTTTCCCTTGAATTCCAAAAGCTCCCCGATTACTTGAATAACAAGGAACAGGCCGACGAGGACAATAGCAATCTTCGCCGGCACGTTCAGAAATTCAATGTAGTTAATCATAGGGCTTGCTCACCCCCTATATAAGCTTACATGCAAGCGCCTACAATTACTTGCTGTTCAGTTGCTTCATCTGAGTAATGGATTCCTTCAGCTTATCAAATCCAAACATGGCCGCATAAGAAGTAAGGAACCCAACTACAACCGCCGCAACAACCATGTACCATTCAACAGCAATGCTGCAGATTTGACAGTATGCGAAGAACGCTACTAACGTCAGTACCATAGATACAATCACGGCAAGAATATTTGTAGGCAGCTTATCCCAAGTTAGATTCTTCAGCACCTGAACAATAATATTGGTTACTACCACAAGAGCACCAATAATGCTCAGAAGAACGGGGATATTAAAAACATTTTCCATTTTTATGGCCTCCTAAATGTGTTTAGATTGGTGGACTATCAATGTTGCTCGACTCGCTCGAATTGGTGGAGAAGTTATTAGCCTTTGCCATTGCGTACTTAATACCTTCTCCTTGTGCGCTGGAGTTTTCGACCTCACTCTTATGGACAATTTTGCTCAACACAATGCTGCAGGCTGTCCCAATGGGGGTAAATACGACTGTCCAGCACATCAACGCTCCGGTGTATCCGGTCGTGATACTTTTCAGAGCAAGATAAAAACCACCGGCAAGACCGATGGCTAAGAACAACATGATATAAATTGCGAGGCGGTTAGTGAATCCGAGCCTTGCAAAATGACCGGGCTTTCTCTTCACATGCTTCGCCTGTGTCTTTTTCTTACGCTCAATCTTGATGGTCACGGGCACCACCCCTTTTTACAGATTGGGTGTCACAATTAGGCGACACCCATTTTCTTTGCATAATTGTAGAACAACTGTGCAGCCTGCTCGCGGGTCAGCATGTCTGCCCACATGTAGTTCGGCGTACCATCAGGCAGATTACCACTGCCAGCAAACAGGCCAGTTGAAATCGCCCACTCACGAGCATCCTTGCTCCAGTCGCCACAGTCATTGTCGCGCAGCTCTGCGCGGTATTCGTTCATCAGTTTCTTGAAAGTGTCCAAAGTCATATCTTCATCCTCCTCTGTAACAGTTGTAGATGCAATTCTCTCCGTCCACTCAAGGGACACCCAGCCGACACCAGTATATCCCCAACCATTTTGTTCCTTGGAAATGTTGAGGATAGTACCATTCTCATAGGCGGTTACAACAGAACCGCTGATAGGTGCAGTACGACAGTTCAGACCGTCCTTTGCAGTAACCTTAACCTGATAGCTAACGGCAGTTCCAGTGTTGACAGTGCCACCAGAGAGACGCCGGTTCACCTCAGTGACGATTTGCGGATGGAGATTATAAAGATAATCACCGGGGCATGACTTGTTGGCAAACCAACGGTGAACAGTCAGCACCATCTCATTGGACTTCGGAGTATAAGCCAAAGTCGTATTTTTGTCGCCAAACCACACAAGCTTTGACTTACCGTTTCGTCGGCAAATGTCTGTAACCAAGTCCAACAGACCAGAATATGCTGCACTGGTGACCTTGTACGGGTCGTATGTATCACTGGCAACCTCAATGGTGACAGCCCGGTTGTCGTTCGCTGAAGATGAGGTACACCATGAGCGGTCTCTTTCCTCAACGTACATACCGATTCTGCCGTCATATCCCACACCGTAATTGGAAGATGCCTGCTTTGAAGACGGTGCAAAAATTGCGCCCAGAGATTCAATGCTCACCTGACCAACTACGCAATGGATAGAGATTCTATCAATGCTGTGGTTTCGGGGGCTTGACCGGTTCGGTGAAATTTTCGTATATGCTACAAGCGAACTATTGCTCATTCCATTACTCACTCCTTCCGTAGTTGTTCCAGCGAACTTGTCGTAATAGGTTTGTCCATAACCAGCTCGCTTGGATTGGGCGGATTGGCTCTGGTCGGCCGGACGTTCAAATTGGAGCAGAACCGCATTGGATGCTTCGAGTACAGATGTAGCGTTCCGCAACGTGTTCAGAACGCCGCTGTAGCCCTCTGACAGCTCTTTCATAAGAAAGCTAAGCTGGGTATCCAGGTCACCGATGGACGCTCCTGCGGCCTTACAGTGGTTCAGAAGAGCCTGCTTGCGCGACCAGAATGTCCACTGAGCCAATCCATATCCAGCGCTGTCGTGCACAAAATCAGAATAAAAACCATTATCCACAGCCGCCGTATAGGAGGCATCGGAATATCCCAGCTTTTTCTCATAAGTATTTTGGAGATTCTGCGGGTTCAGGCCGCTCTCAGCATAGAGGTTTCCCATCAGCCCTGCCACACCATAGTCATTCAACCCATAGGATTTTAGAAACTGCCAAATTCTTTCATCGTTCGCCATCTCATGATTCCTCCCGATAAAGAATAAGGTCAGTCCTCTTCGTCATCGCCCTTGCCATCACCGGCGCAGAATCCAGCAACGGTGTCTAAATCAACCACGTCACCGTCTTCATCATAGAAATAGCCGGTTTCCTCGTCGTAGTTGAGTTGTCCGACGTAGGGCAGGTCATCGTCAATCTGTTTGTTGTAGTAGCGCAGATTCAGCTCTGGCATATTTTTCTTCTCGCTCATAAGCGAACCTCCTTATAAATCCATCATTTTATTCACAGATACGCATAGTGGGAGCTCGACCAAAAGCCGGCTCCCACTTTTTCTATATTAACTTTCACACCAGTTTGTAGTGCGGTTTCTCTTCCCCGAACATCCAATACCGGAGATAGTCATCCAATACAATTGCTATGGCAGATAGCACTACCCATGCAAGTGAGAAAGGCAGACATATCTGTCCCATCACGTTGAAGGGCATATTGGAATAGTCCCACACATTAAGTCCGAGCCATACATTAACAACAAGCCCGGTAATGAATTCACATACCGTTACAATAACGGCACCTATCATCGATTGCCAGACGATACCGAGTTCCCACGGGAATAGTTCGTTAATAAGACCAATCGCTACAAAGCACACACCACCAAGTATGAACATTGAAATATGTGTGTGGCCTCTCCACAAAAGTTCAATCAGTATGTAGATAAGACCGCCAATGACTGCAAGAATTGTGGACTTCAATACATGACGAAATATCATAAAATATTACGCCTCAGAAGCGGCCTGCGCCATATTCGTAAGAATGGCTTGCATCTGCTGCTGTGCAACGGCAAGCTTCTCGTTCATCTCTGTGAGATAAGGTTCAGGAAGGGTCATGCCATATTCCACAGAGGAAATCGCTTCTGCGTTATCAAGGCTCTGCACATACTGCTTAAGCTCATTGTGGTAAGTGGTCTGCGTGGTAATAAGAGTCTGGGCAGCGATGTAGATTTGTACAATCTCATTTGCGGAGTAGACACGGCACACACCACCATCGGATTGATAGGGGAATTCGCTACCGCCCAACTCTACAACTCGGAATAAGTTATTGATATTGCTTTGGTCTTCAATGCTCAGGTTAAAATGAACGCTCTCTTCACCAAGCTCAATATCTACACCGGCAACAATAACAGCGTTGCACATATTAGAAATTTCGGCCAGCTTAGCTGCCATGATAAAAGACAGGGCATTGTCTTCACCAACGATTTCTACAACGTCTCCAATAGTAACCCAGCCACGCTCAACTGCTTTTAGAAGGCCAGACGCATCAATCATCTGCGCTTCGTACATTGCCATCAGTTTTTCTTTCATGCTCACACCTCCAGTGCTGCAAGAATCAGCTCATCCACAAGACCACGCTGTTCATAGGCCATACTTCCACCATCAATCTTAGAAACGATAATAGTGTCTGCACCATCAATATCATCATGACCAAGTAGATTATAGGGTTCGCTGTTAAATGCGACCCCAATGGCATCTGTCTCCGTGGCATTGGTTAAATCGCCGCTTGCACCAATCTTGATATAGTTTACAGAATCAGTGATACCGAGTTCTGTACCATCGATTTTGATAATACGATACATTTATGCGTCCTCCTTTGCACCAACTAATCGAGCAATATGCCGTAGGTCATCGATGTCGGCATGAAAGAAATCATGATTCCACAGCCAGTAATATTCATCATCAGTGCGTTTGTACTTCTGGCTGATTTCATCACTCCATACTTTGTCCCACCGTGCCTGATAGTTACCGTCATCTCGCTTGGACAAAGTCTTTTGAATTGACTGTGTTAATTTGCCTCGAACCTTACCCATATTGTCGTCATTTTCTGCAAAATGCTGATGGGCATTTTCACTGGTTTCCAAGCAAAGTGCTTTGTCTCCGTAGAAAATGTATCCATCATGGCCTTCGCATTCCGTCAAAGCTGGTAGGTTTACATACCCACATTTTGCTTGTCCCTTAAAACGTTTATGAACAATGTATTTCACCTTTAATTCCTCTTTCTCTAAAGTTTTCAATCCGTTCGGGAGAAAACCCGAATATCGCATAGAACAGCCTACGAAGCCGCAAAACACGTTTGTGGTCGTTATAGCATTCGAAGTAGGCGAGCATACCGTTAACAGAAGTCCATAGGCCTTCATAAGACATTTCGCCATTTTGAATCTTGTGGTAGAAAGCCTTTATCTTCCTACGTGCTCGTTTGACGCCGTCTCGATTCCCGTTGACAATGACCTTCCCTGTTTCGGTCAGGTGATACTTCGCCTTGCAGTAGCGAAATGGTTTTGTCAGTGGAACAATTCGAGACTTAGAACGGCTGATGGTTAACCTCAAACTCTCGGCCTTTTCTACAACCAAATTCATGATTTCTTTCGCGTCCCTATCGGGTGGAACAATGACATAGTAATCATCCATATAATGTCCAGCACACTGAATTGATAACTGACATTTGATATAATTGTCCAGCGCAGATGGAAATGCAATCATCTCTGCTTGGCTTGGCTCAACTCCCAGCGGTAGCCCCTTGCCACCCGGAACAGTGTTTACAATGCTGTCGCCAAGCGCTCTCAAATCATTATTGTGCAAGAGCTGCTTGTGCCGTCTGAATATCATTTCATGTGACACGGATGGAAAGAACTGCTTAAAGTCCAAAAGGATGACGCTGCCCTCTCTGCCATACCGGCGAAAATGGTAACGTAGGTCTTCACGCAGTTCTCGTTTAGAGAACTCGAATCCTTTGCCCGGTAGACTTGCTCCATTGTTCCATATCATGCTCGGCAAATAAAGGGGCAGCAGAACCTTTTGGGTGAACACCTTATGTATCTGTCTGTCTTGGATACGCGGCGCATCAATAGGCCGTGTCTTTCCGCGTTCAGAAATCATGAAGTGAACATATGCCGCAGGCTCCCATTTGTGTTCCAAAATAAGCCGCCTGCGTCTTGCAGTGCCTGAGAACAAGTGCAACTCAA